GGCGTCAGCGGCTTCTCTGGCCTTCTGATGAAGCAGTACTTTGATAGCGCGCCGGGCGGATCTACGCGCACAAAGATGCTCGAAGCCATGCTGCGGCTAGTTGTCAAGAACACGGAGATGGGCGGCGCCAAGAAGCCCATGGAGCAGTGGACTGACGACGAGCTGGAGGCTGAGCTGGATGCTCGGCTGGCACGGGTAGCACAGCAGTTCCAGGGAAGGATCATCAATGCCACGGCAACCGAGAAAGCGACACCAGCCCTCCCCGCTCCCGTCGGTGGAAAGCATGGGGAGCTTCGCGAAGTCTCAGCTGAAGGAAATACAGGCCGAGCTCGCAAATCGAAGAATCGAGGCGCTAAGGCTCTACCGGCCGACACCGACTCAGGACGAGATGCACAAATGCCGGGCGAGTGAAGTACTCGTCATTGGCGGCAATCGCTCAGGAAAGTCCCTCTCCACGTTTGTGGAAGATGCCCGCGCTGTAACCGGCCAGGATCCGTACGACAAGTACGCGAAGACGGATGGCAATCTTGTCATCATCGGCCGCGATTGGAAACACATCGGCATGGTCGTCTACCCCATGCTGTTTCGCGCCGGCGCTTTCAAGATGATCCGCGACGAGAAGACTAACGAGTGGCGCGCCTTTAACCCCGTTGAAGACAAGGATCGCAAAGACAAGGCTAAGCCTGCGCCGCCCTTAATACCACCGCGAATGGTCAAGAAGATCTCCTGGCTTTTGAAGTCTGCCAGCTACATACAGTCAGCTGTTCTCACTAACGGTTGGACTATCTATTTCTTCAGCTCCGAAGGGGAGCCGCCGCAGGGATTTCAGGCCGATCGTGTGCACTTCGACGAGGACGTCAACTCCGAGGCGTGGGTTCCTGAGATGCAGGCTCGTCTCGCAGATCGCAAAGGCGTTCTGTGCTGGTCTGCAATGCCGCACTCCAAGAATGACGCTCTTGCTGGCCTATCGGAGCGAGCTGACGCAGCTGAGGAGCAGGGTACTGAAAACCCAGACATCGTTAAGTTCATCCTTAGGTTTCTTGACAATCCTCATATCGACGAGGACGAAAAGCGAAAGAACATCGAGCGATGGTCGGCACTCGGCGCTGACGTTCTCCGCATGCGAGCAGAGGGCGAGTTTGTTACCGATTCAATCCTGTGCTACCCGACTTTCTCAATGTCGGTTCACGGATACGACCGGGCTGATCTTCCCAAGAACGTCGTCCCCGACGACTGGACCAGATATGTCGCCATCGACCCCGGCCACGCCGTGACGGCCGCCTTGTTTGCTGCCGTGCCCCCAGATGAGTCAATGCTGCTGATATACGACCAGATCTACGCCAGGCAGTGCAACGCAGTGATCTTCGGCGAGTGGATGAAAAGAAAGTGCTACGGGCAGCAGTTTCACTCGTTCATCATCGACATGCACGGCGGGCGCATCCGAGAGATTGGGTCGGGGCGCTTGCCTGTCGAGCTGTATACGGAGCAGCTTCGCGCGAACGAGGTAAAGAGCACCGTGACTGGCTCCAGCTTCCTGGCGGGCTGCGACGACATCCAGGCCCGAATGGTTGCCACGCAGACGTACATGCACATACGTCCGGACGGCAGCCCAAAACTCCGGGTGCTGCGCGGGGCAGTCCCTGACCTGGAGCGTGAACTAAAACGGTACAAGAAGAAAACTCAATACCTGGCGGGCATGCACGTTGTTACGGACGCCCCGAACACGCGGGGGGATGTCCACGCTTGCCAGTGTCTGGAGTATATGTGCGCATATCGCCCAAAATATCATAAGCCTGCGAACATCGCTCCGGACGAACCGTGGTATGTTGAGTGGGCCAGAAAGCGCAAAAAGCAGGCGTCGGGCGGCGATAACTACGTTTACCTTGGACCCAGAACAGGACATCAAAATGGCCGACTTTAAGCCACCGGAAGTAAAACTCGGAGACAGCGTTTATTGGTATCACGACGCCACAAATCCTGCTGATCCGGCCCTGGGCTGGGTTTGCCGCAGGCCGGGCATAAACACTGTGTCGGTCTTGGTGTTTGCGCCAGAGGTAGGGTTTGTGGAAAAACCCAGCGTCAGACACAGGGGCGACCCAGGCCTCCAAGAAAACGCTGCATGGCGCCAGTGGGGGTGCTGGGACTTTTCGGCGCAGAGCGCACAGCTGCGCAGGCTGGACACGGTTGCTACAAGCCTGATTACCAATAGCGAGCGGCAAGCCAAGAAGACCAATGGAAAATAACGAAACTGGGCGAGACGCCCTGCGGCACATTGCGACAGGTTGGCTGAAGAAGATTGAGCTTTCCTTGAAGCACAAACGTCCTTTTAGCGAGGACGCACGGGAAGCCATGGACTTCTTCGACGGTCCGCACAACTGGTTCTGGAAAGACCAGTACGCACGCGGAGAATATGGCTACAATAGAAGCATTGCGCCGCCTGGCTTCCGCATGCAGGTGAATCGTGTATTCGAGGCGGTGAAGCTGTTTGCGGCCGTCATCTATCACCGCAATCCGGTCCGCACAGTCACGCCCACAAAGTACCCGTTCGTGCCGCCTGAGCTGCTTGGTATTACCCAGGACGCAGCAGCAGTTGAGCAGTTTCAGGCGGCCGAACAGGCTACCGCGATGAAAGAGCAGTCCAGGGCGGTGGCCTCAGACTTGATGTCGCGGTATCTCAACTACACGCCCAACGAGCTGGACTTAAAGACTCACAGTCGTCGGGTAGTTGACGAGGCGATTATTAAGGGCGCCGGCGTTTGGTGGACAGAGCTCTTAGAGGAGTCTGGCTCTGGCCGGCAGATGGTGGGGTCGTTTGCTGACTCTATTGACAACCTCGCCCTTGACCCAGACGCCACAGAGATAGAGGACATTCTGTGGTGCGCGCGACGATGCACGCATCCTATTGACGTTGTGGCGCGTCAGTACGGCCTAGACCGGGAGCAGCTGAAGGGCAACCTGGAAGGGCGCAGCGGCTCAAATACGGGCGACATCGGGTCCGTAGGGCGCCTTGGCGAGGACGGTCTTACTAACGGCAAGCAGGTTGGCAAGACAAACGACCTGGTGACCTACTGGAAGATCTGGAGCAAAACAGGCCTTGGGGACCGGCTGAAAGACAGCCCGAAAGACACCAGGGGGATATTCGATGCTGTCGGCGAAAACTGCTACATCGTCGTTGCCGAGGGCGTTGACTTCCCTCTCAACATATCTCCAGCAGTGCTCGAAGAAGAGGTGGAGGAAGAGTCTGGGTTGCCTCAGAGCCTGTTCACTTCTGTTCAGTGGCCAATCCCGTTTTGGGCAGATGCGAACGGTTGGCCGTTCACAATGCTGTCATTCCACCGGAAGCCGGGGTACGTGTGGCCGATCAGCCACATTAAGCCAGGCATCCCGGAGCTTCGGTTCCTGTGCTGGGCGTTTTCGTTCTTGGCGCAGCGCGTTGCAACGAGCTGCGAGACCCTCATTGGTGTATCGAAGGCAGCCGACCAGGACATTAAGGACCAGATACTCGCCCAGTCCGAGGCAGGATTCAAGATTGTGGAGCTGAGCGAGATGCTCGGCAGATCAGTCAACGACGTCATCTCCGTCTTCCAGCTACCAAACGTCACGAACGAGATCTGGAACGTGATCTCAGCCGTGACTGAAATGCTGGACAAAAGGCTCGGCATGACCGAGCTGGTGTACGGGCTTACAACGTCACAGATGCGCTCGGCCACAGAGGCTTCCGTGAAGTCGGAGCAGATCAGCGTGCGGCCGGACGACATGGCCGAGTGCGTCGAGAACGCAATGAGCGTCTTGTCTCGCAGGGAAGCAATGGCTTGCCGCTGGCTTCTGCAGCCCCAAGACATTGAGCCAATCCTTGGGCCTATCGGGACGTACGCTTGGCAGCAGTTCGTGTCCGCTATGGATCCCTACCAGGTAGCAAGGGAGTACGACTACCGGATCGAAGCCGGTAGCGCCCGTAAGCCAAACAAGGCGACGCGTGCTGAGCAGATGCAAATGGCCGTGCAAACACTTGGGCCGGTCCTCAGCAACCTTATTGGCATGGGTGTAGTTGATCCGTTCAATGCGCTTATCGGGGACTGGGCCGACTCCCTGGACATTGACGCCTCGCCCTACATGATTCCGGCGCCACCGCCTATGGATCCGATGGCCGGGGGAGAAGAGCTGCCGCCCAAACCTCAGCCAGACAGCGGCGAGCCGATCCCTGAGCAGCCCGCAGAAGGCGATCAACCGCTGCCGCAAATCCCGCCGGAGATTGCAGGATGATTCCACACGACGTTTTAGTGCGCGGAGAAGAGGCAGTGGCTCTCTACAAGAGGGCGCTAAAAAACGGCGCATCGCCGGCTTTTGCCGAGATGGCTGCCTGCCAGATGCCGCCAGGGACAAAAGGTTCCGACCGGGCGTTCATGCAGGGCCGGATGGACGGCAGCTGGATGAACTCAATGCCAAAACCACTTGCAGACAGGATGGTCCGTCAAGCGCGTGCAGCGGGCATAAATACCACGGGCAAGTTCTACATGGGTGGGCTGGCCGACAAGAGGCGGCACATGGACCCCGAGGCGTGGGTCGATTCCGTTGATGACGTAAGAAGGGTTGCCCGAAAGAGAAATCTGGAAGTTCGCGGGATCGTGGATTACACGCCCCCAGAGCAGGAACCTAAAAAGTCGGTCGACATTGCGCCAGACATCCTCGAAGAGAACGTCCGAAAAGAACTGAAGAAAGACCCCCAGGCAAGCCGCGAAGAAGCTGCAGACCGCGTAAAGAAGCGCATCGTCCCTCGCTGGAAAAATAAGTGATGGCAAATCTACCGAGCATCATCCAGAGAACTGCGGCCGAATGGGCTGCCTCAAATCAATACATTCCGCGCAGAACCTATGCCGTAGAGAGCGACACGGGGCGTAGCAAGATTGGCATTGGCTTGCGATGGACTGACACGCCGTACTCGCCGGACGTGACCAGCAATCAGATTAACCGGATCATCTCTGTGACGCAGGAAGAGTACGACGCCATTGCTTCTCCAGACGCCGCCACACTCTATGTGATTACCTGACATGCCAAACAAAATCGAACGACTTAGCAGCGTTACATCGTCGCTCTCGCTGGCCGCCAGCGAGTCGACTACCCCACTCATTCCGTACGGAGCTTCGGCAGCCGGCATGGTATTTGTGTCGGCCGTAAGCGGGGCTACGAAGATTGCATGGTATTCGGCTGCCACTGGCTCAGACGTGGCTACCCCCGTCTACGATTCGGGGAACGCGGTAGAAACGTTTGTGAGCGCAGGTCGGTCTTATCCGATTCCTGACGCCTGTTTTGCGGCCCCTTTCCTAAAACTCGTACTCGATTCGGGAACCGCGACCGCCACGATTTCCCTGAAGGGGTAGCGCATGTCGATTCGCATTATCCCTAAGAGAAACAACGCCCCCGGTCGAGTTCCAGACCCCGCCGAGCTGGAAGAAGGCGAGATCGCCCTAAACACAAACGACGGCATCTTGTACGCCAAGCTGTCGAGCGGTGAGGTTCGTCAGCTGACGGGTGACATTGGTGGTGTTGGCGCCAAGTCGCTGGATCGGCTTTCTGCAATAGAGGCGAGGCTTGATGCGATCGTCGGCGACGATGGTGTTGTCGAGTCAGGTGAATGGAAGCCTGAGCTGATCGCGGCTGGTGGCGCAAACGTATCGCAGCCAACAGTCACATACAGCGAGCGGCAGGGGACGTACACGCGAAACGGATCGCAGGTCATTGTTGCCGGCCGCCTTCGCGTGACGACTTCCGGAGGCTCCGGCACCGCGCTCGCAATCAGTGGCCTGCCGTACACGCACTCTACGACCAGGCAGGGGAACGACGTTGTGCGTGTGTGGGGCGCCGGCACTATCGGATTCTCCGGCGGCACATCGACCGTAAAGCCTGAGTCCCTTTGGGGATCTGGAGGCAACTACGTTTGGCTCGGAAAGCGCAACGAGGACGGCGGGATCGTTTACTACACGCCCGACGACGTTGATGGCGTCATCGACATTGTCTTCGCATACACGTACCAAACGCCGTACACCGGAGGTGCCTGATGGCCCAGGTTCGCATTCAGGTCCGGCGCGACACTACTGCAGGTTGGAGTACCAGCAATCCTGTTCTTGCCGAGGGTGAGTACGGACTGGAAACAGACAGCCTGCGTTTTAAGGTTGGCGATGGAATACGCAACTACGTCAATCTTCCGTACGCCTCAGGGGCACTGCCGGCAACCACCGCTCCTATTGATGTAGGGGCCCGCCAGTCAGGAACGTCTCTTAACTACGCGCGTGCAGATCACTCGCACGCCTTTCCGTCGTCGGTGACGTTTTCCAGCGTGACTGCAAACACCGCGACGATTGCGGGGAATCTTTCTGTCACCGGTTCGCTGATCGGTGGGACGCACTCCCACACGACGGCAAACATCCTTAACTGGAGCACGGCATCTTCCGACGCTGTGTTCAGCAATCTTTCGGGCGGCAGCAACGTTACGCTTACGCGCGACGAAGTCACCGGCGTGACGACCATTTCTGCGCAGCCTGGAACTTCCGGGGTGTCGTCTGTCTCTGGGCGCACCGGCGACATCTTGCTGTCCTCGTCAGACCTGTCGGACTTCCCGGCGACAGTGCAGCAAAGCGGCAAGTACCTGAAGACTGACGGAACAAACCTGACGTGGGAGGACCCGCTGGCGAACGGCGGCGTGGCTAAGGTCAACAATCTGACCGGCGACGTCACGCTGGCTGCCGGAAGCAACGTCACGCTGACGGTCAACTCGGCAACAAATGCCATTACGATAGACGCAACGACTTCGTCTGGAAGCGGCAGCGTAACGAGCGTCAACTCTCTTGTAGGCGCGCTGGACATTGTTGCGGCCGCGGGCTCTGGCCTTACGGTGACGGCATCTGGATCGTCCGTAACGCTTGACGCCTCAATCTCGTACAACGACCTAACCAACGTGCCGTCGGACTTCACTCCGTCATCGCACACGCACACAACCGCAGACGTCACTGGACTGCAAGAGTTTATTGACGACTCGGTGTCCACTCTTCTGGTTGCAGGCACGAATGTTACGCTTACCTACGATGACGCCGCAGGAACCCTGACGCTTGATGCGGCCGGGGCCAGCGCTCCTACGCTGTTAGCGGGATCTGGCATTGCAATAGACCAGACCGTTCCAGGAGAGGCGGAAATCTCTGTTGTGGGAACGCTGGACGGCGGTGCCTACGAGGGATTCGATAGCCCTACAGACCCTCCGTATTTCTCCATTCAGCCCCAAGGGCAGCTTGTAACTGTAGGGACTGCCATCTTTACGGCGCGCCTGGAGAACGCCGAGTCCCCTGCTTTTCAATGGGAACGAGCAGACCCAGGTTCCGACACGTTCTATTCGCTGGCTAACACATCTCCGTACTCTGGGGTCACCACGGAAACACTATCCGTTGGCCCGGTAAGCGAATCCGACAACGGCGGGCGATACCGGCTCGTCGCCACTCTCCAGAGCGGAGACACCGTAATCTCCGACTCTGCAGTTCTGTCGACAGTTGCTCTGGTAATCACGGACCAGCCCTTGCCGGCTGAGTTTGTTGAGGCTGACACAATAAAAGTCGACAGCTTTCTGATGGTCATCGCTGACGGCGGAACCACCCCCTACTCATACCAGTGGCAGCAAAACATTGCGGGCACCTGGACGGACATGGCTGGGGAGACCGACTACTACGTCGATGAAATCACGGGGACGCTTGGGGCATCTGAGTCCGAGAGAATCGACACGTTCCGGGTGAAGGTGACGGACGCCGCCGGGATATTCGTGTTTTCAGACGAGGCGGAAATCACGATTCGTGCAGACTTGGCCAAGATCACTCTTCAGCCGGAAGGCCAGCCAATCGTATCGGGCGCCGCAACATTTCTGTGCGAGTACCAGGGCAAAGGCCTTACTGTTGCATGGGAAAAGCGGGAGGCCGGCGGCGCCGACTTCCTGCCCATTGGTTCGGAAGGCCAGATCACTACGCCCTCTGCAGGGACGTACAGGTCAACCCTGTCTCTTAGCGGCCTGACGGGGAACGACAACGGCGATGAGTATCGCTTGCGAGTCAGCAATGACGCTGGAGACGTGTATAGCGACGCTGCTGCTCTTGGCGCCAGCGCGGCAATCATCTCCCAGCACCCGGCCAGCGCCACCGTTATCGAAAACACGGGGCACACTTTCACCGTAGTGGCGAGCTACTCAGACGGCCCGCTTTCATATCAGTGGCAGGAAAAAACTCCCGGCGGGAGCTTCTCCGACTTGTCAGGCGAGACGTCCTCTTCGCTGGTCCTCTCTCCAGCGAACGTCTCGCTTGGCAGGGACGGTTCGCTATTCCGTTGCGTGGTGACGGCCGGTGGCGTTCCTACATACAGCAAGGAAGCGCTCCTGACAGTCATCAGTGCTCCTGCGGCAGGCGACGCAATATTCACAACGCAACTGACGGACCAGACAGTGTCCGAAGGCGGCTCCTACCGCGTGGATGCTGTGAGCACCTGGCTCGCATCCACAGACCACTACGCGTTTGCCAGGGTTGAATACGACGACGGAACTATCGAATACCACCCTCTGCAGAGCGGGGTTATTTGGCGCGGGACTGCGACTAGCTTTCATGCGGCCGCAGCTCACACCCGATACTTCGGCGCCCTTCAGCTGTGGAAGAGTGCTTGGGTTACCATCTGCGCCAGCACGTCTGATCCAACGTCTTACACGGCTGTCGGAACAACTACGACGATGCAGCCGTGGATGTACGCCAAGTTCAATGTCCGGAACTGCACATCGTCTCCAGACGAGTCTCGGCTTCGCACGGGAGTCATTGAGCTTCCGACAACGCAGACTCTTCCGCTTGGCTGCCAGGGCTCAACGCTAAACATACCGGACCCGCCGTACACATATGTTGAGAGCCAGCCAGCTAGATGCACCGTGAACGCCCGCCAGGCATTCATCGGCCCCGTCCCCAACACAGGGTTCTGGGATCCTCCCACGGAGTTCACGTTCGAGGGCGCCGCAGACCTGGACACAGACGTTGTCTTGGCGTTCTCGACATCCAGTAGCGGCATGTACTTCCGCGCCGAAAAGAAGGGCGTGGCAGGATGGCAGACGCGTACGCTGCCGTTCCCCTTTCAGGCAGATCGCGTCATTAACTGCTGGGGCAACTTCTATGTCTTTGGGCGAATCACGCACGACTCTGGGTACGCCACGGCCCTGGTCAGCACTGACGACGGCAGGACTTTTGAGCCCACAGAATGGAACTTCGGCGACACAACAATCGACGCGTCGTACGCCGGGAACAAGCT